CATTTGGAAGAGCACTTAAAACTCCACAATCAGTAATTACAGTTCTAATTTGAGCAGGTCTTAAATAAAGGGTATAAAATCCTAAAGCATTAAACTGACTTGCAGGTAATGTTAAATTATACAACCCACCTAAAACCTCAACACCGGCATTACCACCTGTTTCCGAATTCTCAAAATAAGGTCGTAAAATAGTTTGAGCATCTAATTTTGTTAGGACAAAGGCATCCGTAACGTCCCTACTTGGGGTGTAATTCATTATGATTTCAACATCCGCTGGTGAAACATCTGACGGTCTTATAGTACCATAGCTTCCAATTGCCATATCTTCTTATTTAATTTATAAATAGTTTAGTTCTTTTTTTCATTTTAGTTTTCTTTGTTAATCACATTAAAAAAACCATATCCGTAATTAATCATATCCCCCAAGTTATCTACCTCCCCAAGTCTTTGTATTCTTTCGTAAGCACTATTCTTACCTCTTTCAACAAAAACGTTAGTTTGAACTTGAGCTTGGTCAATTACTTTTAATAATACCTCATCTTTTGTTATTGGAACCGCAGTTAAATTATTGTCAGTTAATCCTGACGATTGTTCAAAATAAATGGTGGTCCCATCAATATAATCATAGTAATTAACTGTATTAACTGTATAGGCGGTGTAAATTGAAGTGACATCTGTAATTGCCCCCCATATTTGACCGTTACTAATAACCGGAAGTCCAATTCTATCATTAATACTTAATGTTCCATACGTCTTTAATTCATTAATTCTCGATTTTGTAATACCTGAAATTGTGAATGGTATTGAGACGTAATTATTTGATGTTTGAGCACTAACCTCATTTATCGCATCTCCCGAAAATATGTAATTATACGATACAGAAGTACCAATCCAATTACCTGATGACGGAGCAAAAAATGCCTCTCCCTCAGGATTATAGATAACAACATCACTAAAAGGAACCGTAATTGTTTTTGAAACTGTTGTAATTCCCCATGGATTTGTTTGTTCTAATTTAATCGTATATTGTTTAGGTAACTGAGGATATGTATGATTAATTGAATTAGGTGCGTAAGTTGTTATTGTTTGTTTTGGTGAACCATCACCCCAATCAATAATATAAGCAGATAACTCTAAAAATTTTTGGAACTCGTCAGAAGTGTTATAAACATTAAAAACATAAGGACTTGACGTTGTTGATGAAAATATAAAATTAGCAACTACATTTTTTTGTAATACCGCACCATCAAATGGACTATAATATCCCGCATCAACCGCACTTTGTCTTATCAAAATAGGAATTGTCAATCCTGTTAGTAATGAACTACCGTTAACTCCTGAACTAACAACTTGTGTCATTGCAGAATAAACCCCAACCGGAGTCCCATCATAATCAACAACTGATAAGTCACGAAGAATTGTTTCGGGTGATATTTTAATATTATAAAAATCTTCCATTATACAGGTGGATTAAGGTATTCATACCATTTTATGGGAACTGTTGTCCCGATTCTTTGTCCTAGACTATTAATTACCTGATATGTTTGGTTTTTATAATCCAAATTTACGGTATAATAAAATAGCGTATTATTATCAAAAAGATATTGATTAGAGTTCAACGCAAAATTCGCTTGAGGTCCTATTTTTATTGGTGGGGTAGTTGTTTGATTATTTGTCATCAATTTAGTGAATTGCCCTGTCTTAGCATTATAAAACTTAGCCGACATATAAAAGGTGTCAATATCTAAAAAGTTCCTTTTCTTTAACCAATAAAGGAAAAACCCTTCTTTATCACCAACATAATCTAAAACAAATTTTGGTTTTCTAACATCCACAATAATTCTTTGCATTGGAGTTGTCATTTTAAGACCCTGTTGTGTCGGAATAATAACCGTTAAATAATTTGTTTGTTTTTTCTCATCCGTATTATCGTAAAAATCCAACTTAAAAAACGAGTTAGAAAAATTGTTCGTATAATAATACAAGTCTTGAGGTGTAAATCCTTCACCTAAATAATTTATCTTCCAATTATTAATATCATAAGTTGAACCCCCTGAATAAAAGTAAAACTCATAATTAATTTCAGTGTTATTTGTTGTTACATCCGGAGCATGAGCAAATCGACTGATTTCAAAGTCACGCCCAACACCAATCGCTTCGGTAATAACTTCAGTTTCATATTCTTCAACTGCCATGTCCAACCCTAAATAATCCCAAGTTAGTCTTACCGGTATATTGATTTGTTTATCCAAACCATCAGGCACTATTGTTACTTTATTCACACTCATCAATCAATGGTTTTACAGCAAAATCAACGCCATATAGGCTCTCATTATAGTTTATTCCTTCCGGTATCAATCTAAATGTAATATCTTCAAATGGGTAATGAGCGGTGTTTAAAAACGGATAATCAACCCCTCTCTCCAAATTATCTGTAAAACCATAAGTATACAAATCCCTCCATCTAAATTGTTGGTCGGCACTTGAATAAAACGAATAACTTGGTACTTGGTCAATAAAATTAACATCTCCCGTTTCAATATAATCCGAGAAAACTCTCAAAGTCATTTTATTATGAGGTTGATAATAAAATCCAAATGAATTAGTGTCCGGATTATTCATTGTTTGGAAAACTGTTTGATTATAATTTATTTTATGATAATATGTTGAAATAACTCTCTCAATTTGTTCATAATCATTCCACTCACAAAAATCACCATCCATTACATCACCCTTCATTAAATCACCATTGTAATAAAAAGTTTTGGTGGCACCACTAGTTTGAGTGTATGAAGATAATGGAACAGTAGTATTTGATTCATTATTCATTAAATCCCAATATTCATTAACCTCTTTTGTTAAGTTAAATTCCCAACCTTGTTTTAATCCCACTCCAAATGAAGGTTCATTAAAATATCCGGAATATCCTTTATTAACTATTGTTAGAAAAATCTCACTTAATGGTCGTTTTTGATTATCAATATAACCCGCAAAATCTAAATCATATGCCGATGTCATATTGTAAGCATTACTACTTGTCTTTTGTGACACCCTAGAAATTTTATTAGGAGTTATTGAACTATATTCAAATTGTTTATCTTCTCTAAACACATTTTTTTCAAAACCAATTTTAGTAACAATAAGGTCATCTAAATTAGTAATCACTTTATGCTCTCTAACATAATATTTTGATTTAGTTTCCGTTAAATTATCAGGGTTAATCACTCTCTTAAAAGTACCCATAACATTATCTGCAAATGTATTACCTGTGTATCCAATGTTTAAAACATTAAACACATATTCATCACTATCCACTAACCCATTACCTAATGAGTAAACTTGAAATATGTTCGAATTTCTATAAGTTAAAGACAATTCAACATATTCATTTGGAGTTAATCCATGAGACCCAATACATTTAAAGGATATTAAACCATTACCATTAATTTCAATATTTTCAATAATAAATGGAATTCCCTCTTCCGCTAACCAATTCATATCTCCATTAGGTATATCGGAATAATACGCCAAATTCTTTTTATAGTTATTAGCGTGAGGATATGTTAAATAGTACATCCAATTATATGTGTAAGCACTTTTTGACTTATAAGGGAAATGTTGGTTATCAACAATTGGTCTAAAAAAATCAAACTCATAATACTGAGGAAATCCTTTCCACGTACCACTGACAAATGATTGTTCAGCATTCACATAATATAAATTATATTGAAATGGTAAAAATGTTGTTGTTCCCGTGTATGTGTTATCATACAAATACCTAACCTTAAAAGTTGGTCTAAAAACAGTACAACCCTGTCTCTCATCATCATAAACTTGAGCAAGACTTATAGTGGCACTCCTATCGTATTCCGTTATCTCATGACTTGTTTGGTCTAAAGATATTGAAACCTTTTCATCTACAGAAGGAGCACCTTTATATTTAAGGTTACTTGGTATTATTGTGTAATTATTCATCTATCGAATATAGTTCTTTAAATTTATCTAATGCCGTCTCACCTTTAATCAAACCAAAATAGAAATGATTTGGAGCACCAACTAAAAATTTAGTAGTTGGGTTAGACCAATTACCCGCAGTAGCCACATAAGTAAAATTATTAACCGTAGTTGCATTACCATTAAATAAATATCCACGAGCAAATTGGTCACTAATACTATAAATTGACGGTATCATATAACTTGGTGTAATAATTGCCCTTCTATCAAGAGACTGATATCGTCTTGAAAAAATATCGTTTGTGTTTGTTGCCCAATTATTCCCTTGTTCCCCAAAAACTCCTGCGGTTGCCGTAGATTTGATGTTCCACTGATAATAAGGTACTTCTTGGGATTTAATCCCATAAGGATATGTAATAGCATTTGCATTATTTGATGGTCTAAAATCTATCACCCCGGGAGTTAAATAATCTTTATTTTGTATATCTTGAGTTGTTGACGAAAAAAACACCGCCATTGTCGGTTTTGATAAATCACCAAGTATTTGTACCGGGTCATCAACAGCTCCTGTTACACTATAAAATTGAGGTGAAAATGGTATCACCCCATATTCAGAATTAATAGACATTGATTGTGCTAAATCCGCATCAATTCTTCTTGAACTACCGTCTCTACTAAATAATTGTTGTAATGCGTTATCCCCAAAAGCAAAAATTTGACGTAAAAATCCTTCATCAGTGATTCTCGAAATCACAAATAAATTAACTAAATCTGAAGTATCCGAATAACTTGTCGGTACAAGACTTTTCATAATATATCCTTTAGCAGATGGGTCAAAAATTATTTCTTTATAAAAATCATCTTTAATCCCTAAATTAATAATTGTTGTAGGGAATAATAAATTTCTTCTGTTTACCGGAGCACTTAATCCCGCCACCGGTCTACCAATAAACACACCCTCACCTGAAGTACCACCTGTTAGTCTAAAAGGAGAACTTCTATAATAAAAATTATTTGTATCTTTTTCATAATACACAACTTGTTTAGCAAATTTTGGTGATTCAGGTTGATTTAATTTATTAAAATAAGTGTCAACTTGTATTGGAAAGGCATATAAACTACCATTAACCCAATTATTCATAAATGATTGTGATAATACTCCTCGACATAATCCATAGAAGAATCTAAATCTAAAACCCCATTCAGCAAATGTTCCTAAATCTTGTCCTAAAGAAAACAATGGGTCATTAACCATTATGTAACATCCATTCTCAACAACATCACCTGCTTGACACCCTAATTGAACACCGAAATTTACACCATTACCACTATAACAATCTAAACCAACCATGTCTTCACAACTTCCTAAAGTGGTAAGTACATTAGTTGCAGCCAATTGACCTTCAATATCCGCAGTGACTAAATCAGCACCTAATGAAATTGATGGGTTGTTAAATGTGTATCCACCCCCACCAACAGGGTAAACCGCGAATCCGGCATTTTGCTGTAATAAACTGACACTACCTGTTAAAATTTCTTTATCATCAATATAATCAGAAGATGGTAATCTATCGGTTCTCATAATAATTTGAGATGAGTTAGACATATTTACCTCACTAGTTCCGGTAGATGTTGGATATAAAATAGGACTAAAATAAGTCGGTGCGGAATTCGGTAAAAACCCCCATATTGCATAGTCACAATATTCCCTAACACACAGACAACTCAAATCAAAAGTATTAGCAAAATTAATACAAATCCTTGTTATAACATAATTTCCTTTTGTCATAATCGCACCCCCTGACAAATCTTCAGCACCGTCATAATAATTGTCAGCAATACTCGCAGAATAAAATCGATTATTTGTTTTTGACGCAACTCCGGTTATAGGAGGAGGTGAAGTATTAACTGATATGTTTTGAACATAATCAGTTGAGAGTAATGGTGGTGAGTTGGTATAGACTTTTGATAATGATGAATCTAACGCACCATAAAAACCAAAATTTGGTGTCGTATATGCAGAATAATTAAGACCCGGACTTGTTTGTCCAACAATTCCCGGAGTATAAAAATAAGATGAATAACATATATTGTTTTGGTTATCGTGTTTTTGTACTGAAATTCCATTATTAGGTGGTAATGCCTGAATTGGTATATTCATTCTTGTCATCGCGGTAAAAGTCACAGCATCTTCATCTAAATAACCTAATATACGTCCAATACCATACTTATTTATCATTAACGGAGAATACGGGTCAACCCCTCTTTGTAATATTAGAACTTTTTGATTTTCATAGTCCGCAAAATTTGATGTTGCTGCCGAATAGATTGCATTAGGTATTTGAGTACTTGAAAAACCATTATCACTATTAGTCAATCTAGTGTAATTTGGGTAACTTAACGGGACAAGACCACATTCTCTACCCCCCTCACCACAAACATATTCAAAAGTTGCCAATTTATTTTCAGCATTTAACGTTTTCCAAAAACTTGGATTGGTTGTACCAACAGAACCCGGAAATGAATACTCTGGTTTTCCATTTACAATTTTTTTAGTAATAGTAATAGCAGTCAATACTTGATAATATTCAATATCCGATGGATAAATATAATTTTGACAACCTACTCCGTAAGTCACCGCGGAATACTCAGCAGTTCCTCCTGTATTTGTTAAATCAATACAATCAACATTTGTAATACCTGTAATTAATGGAAATTCAGGAGTAATTAACCCCTCAGGATTAGTAGTCCCTGTCGTTTGACCTGTAAACAATAATGTTACTTTTGAACCCGGACAAGTTCGATAAGTCACGGTCCCAGGTTCTGTTATTGAAATAACCATACTTTTCACACAATCGGAAGGATATGCCGGAATATCATAAGTAACAATAGTATCAGAAGTTTGACTGGTCGCATAACGTACATCAGCAGTAAAAGCACTTGTTTTAATAATACCATTAATACCATTAACTTTATAACCCCCATTCGCTGTAGTTGCAGAATATAAATAATTTGTATCTTTAGTTTTTCTTGGGTCAACAAATGATAATAATGTACCCGGGTCTAAGTCCAAAACACTTAATACTGTCAATGTATTATCAAAATGACTTTTTGTACCGTTTGTTGGCAATGAAAAAGTAACTTTAATCTTATTTACATTATCAAAGAATTTTTTTCGGGTATTGTAAATATTAACTCTTTCACCAGGAGGAATCGTAAAACCATCTACTAATAAATCCCCTACCCCCGGAAATGAATAAATTCTAGAACTATTAATTTTAAAAATTGTTGGTTTATTTGGTCTTGATAAACTACCTCCAAGTCCTTGACCTTGCATAAGTGATTCCATCTGAAAATATGTGTCATAATTCTCATCATCAGCAGCAACAGGTGGCCAAGTTCGATTTGGTATTGTCGAAGCATTGGTTTGTAAATTTTCAGCGTACTGACCTCCATTAGAAAGTTGACTTAATAGACCAGCAGCAGGTGCTTGTTCTGTATCATCATCAGGATTTGGTTCAGTTGTTTCAGAGTCACATTCACAAGATTGACAATCGGGATAAGTTATCATCGGTAATTTAATCCTACCAAATTTATAAGCAACAATTTCTTCAAATTTAATTAAAATGAATATAATCGCCGCCGCATATAACGCAGCTAACAATGAATGTCCAATTATCAGACCTGCCGTCGCACCAAACGAGGCACTACCCGCAATTGCACCGGCAACTAATGAACCCTGAGCAATAACTTCTTTTCCTAACTCATAAAGTATGTAAGCTATTATTGCAACTGCAAAATTATTCCATAAAAAAGCTAAAAAGTGATAGATAATTAATAAAGGTAATCCAATTAATTGAATTACTTGTAATATTATTGAAAATATGAAAAAGAATAAATCAAAGTTCCTAAACCCTTCATTAACCGGGAATTTATTAATTGTAGTCGCGCATTCATTACTATCAATTTCTTTAATACCAATAAACCTACCTTTAGCACCATTCTTAAATTGGTCAATAAAACCTGAAACAGTATAAACTTTATTAAATTCAAACTGATAAAAAGTATCTTCACAATTTATTTTTTGATTTAATATATTATTACGTAATGCAATATCATTAGCAGTTGTTCCATAAAATCCTTCCGTATATCCTGACCAATCAAGACCAAAATAATATGAACTTTTTTGTCTCTCCTCATTGAGACCTCCTGAGTCTGTAGGGTCAGTATTACCCCAACCATATTCTTTAACATTTGGTACTAAGAAATAGGCCCGTCTTGTTTGTTCCGATAAACTAGGTGATTGAGACCACTTAATTTTAAATCGATATCTCCCTTTAGTAGGGATTCCTACTGTAGGGTCGTTTGATAAAACTTTTTCACCAAATTCATTAGTAATAAAGTAATCCAAATTCATTGGTAATTCAGTCATCCATACACCATTACCATCAATAATATTACCCGATTTTTCTAATTGAAATAACTCAAGTATTGGATTACCGTCAGCATCATAATTAATTGTTTGTCGTATCGCTAAAATAGACCCAGGACCTGTAGATAATTGACATAAATTACCCATATCATCCAATGGTTTAGCATTTCGTCTAAGTCTTTGCGAATCTGCGGTTGAGTAAATAGACCCCATGAACACTGAAGTTGGTTGTATATCAATATTGGCATCATCTCTAAGGTCAAAGTCAACACGGTTAACCGCAATTTGGCATATTTCAGGGTCACCCCATAATGGAGCAACTGATAATGTTCTTGTTAAACTAACAATTTGAGGTAGTGATGATAAATCATTTGAAGTTTTAAATCGGTTACCGGCAACTTGAGCTTCAGAGGCCAAACCCATTCTAATCAAATCTTGAGGTGTTAAAGAAAACTCCCCAATATCTGATAAGTCAATATCCATTACTAAAGTTTGCGGCCCTAATGGAACACCCATTATCATATAGTCACCACTCTCGTTTGTTTTAGTTGTGTATTTGTAGTATTTGTCGTAAATTTCAACCGCAATTCCATCGGTTAATACATCATCTCTTGTAGGTAAAGTACCTGTCGCCGCGTGAGTAGAATACGACTTTTCATAAGGTAAAAGATTGTACCTAAAACCATCTTCATTTTTATCCGTTGGAGACTTGTAAGGATAAATACTTGTTATCAGTGGGTTGGATTCATCTACCGATGATATTGGGATGAATACAGATACTCTGGCATTTGGAACACCAAATCCGTTATTCGCAGTAACCCTTCCAACAACAACACCGTATTCAGAACAACTTCTACTATAAACGTCAGTTTGTTGTATTTTTAACGATAAGATTTCTAAGAACTCAAAATCTTGGTCTAACTGAACATTGATTGTTTTGTTAATACCTAATTCGGTTCTAATTCTATATGACTGACCCATTCAATTCTTTTAATTTATAAATAGTTTATGTGTGATTTTTCAAGTTAACACACACCATATTTAATTATAAACTAGTTAAGCCAGAAATAAACCTGTTAAGAGAAGGTAACTGATTGGAAATTTTTAACAGATACTCTAATATCTTTGTTAGGGTATCTAACTTGATACACTTGGGATGGTTGTGCGAAGATTGTATCATCAACAGTTGCAATTTCTTTAGTCTCAGCATCCGAATATTCCATAGATGTTTCAGCGGATGAATATTGACCCCCAACATTATTATAAACGTTTAATCCCGCAACAGTTAATACACCGTTTTGATTTTGAACAATACTTTTTAACTCAGATAAATAAACATTTTGACCTAACTCCCTTGTTTGAGGATTGAAGTAAGTTGAAATTCTATCAACAACATCCGCAATAACTTGTCCTGAATTTTGAGCAGAATCTAAAACAATCTGAACATCAATACTCAAGTCAATAACCTCAGCAGTTAATATTGAAATATAGTCATTCATCATTCTATAGTTCGATAGATAATTTGCAACATTCTGTCTTAAAGTGTCTGATACAATACTTGTTAATTTTCCTGAAGTATCATAAGATAATAATTGAATTAATATTTTATTATTATTTTCCGTAATTGAAACTTTTGCAGGCGCTCCGAACTCAGCCGGCATATTTCTAATAATTGACTCGTAGTCTTGAACCGTAACCGCTCTTTTTTGTGCGGAGAAGTTAAATGATACGTAGTTTCTAATTTCCTCTAATGATGGTACACCTGAACCTCCAATAGCTGCAGTCACGTTGTTACATCTTAATGAATTAACCACTGATGAGTTTGTTGTTTCAGATGGTCCGTTTACAAAGAAGTTTACAGTACCAATTTGATTAATAACATTTGTCCCTAAATTTGTTGCCAATCCACCACCAACTCGATATTGAATGAATAGTGTTGAGTTAGGAGTTAACGCAGACCCTAATGAGAAATTGTTTGAATATCTTTGTAAATCAATTGTAGCACCAACTGTTGTAAATTGGTCTAATGAATCTTGAGCGGTATTTGTACCACCACCAAATGTCATTTTCTTAAATCCTTCAGGAGTATATTCCGTTATAAATCTATTAGATGTTTGAATATACTTTCCAACTTTAATACCCGGTTGGTCAGATACTTTTGTTGGGTCTTCAATGAATACTCGGTCTTCCGCAAGTGCGTCAACCTCATACCATTTATTTGACGCCCCTAAAAATTCTGAAGTAGATGGAACATTAGTGTATTCAGTCCCACTCTTAAGTAATACACTTGTAATACCTAATACATTTTTTTCAGGTAAAAATAATTCAAAGAATGGTTTAACATCATTCGGAGTAATAACTCTTTTGAATACTTTAGTAATACCATTAACTACTAATTCTCTTTTAGTTATAGTATAATTAATCAACACATTATTAGCGTTGAAGTTTGGTATTTTTAACCTATTAGGGAAACCTTGAGCATTGTATGGTGAAGTAAAATCAACATCATATATGTTTTCAAACACAATACCCGCACCAACTACTTGAGAACCTCTTGTTAAAACCCCAAGATATCTTTCATCTTCTTTATCACCAAAAGCAGGAACAGTTATTGAGAAGTCAACTAAAGATACAGACGGTCTTTGTCCCGGTAATTTTAAACCATAAGTTCTGGCAATATTATAGATGGATGACCTTTGTTGTGCGTATTGTAAAACAGTTTCTTGAATACTTCTATCAATGTGATAGTGTAAGTTGTCCGCAACCGCAGCGTTCAAGTCTAAAAACACAGAGAACACAGAAGCGTCGTTGAAGTCCTGTATTAATTCAGGGTAGTAAGTTCTTACATAGTTTAATAACTCAGTTCTTATCCCCTGATAATCTCTTGTAGTATATGATATATTACGATTTGCCATACAATATTAAATATTAATGATAACGAAATCACTCGGACCAAAAGTTGATTTATTGGTTGAGTAATCTATTTTTATTTTTGCGGTATATTCTGAAGTTCCCTTACCCGGGAATCTATAAATTGACGATTCACTACTACCCACTGTTGCGGTACCCGTTGCTATATCAACTTCTTCTTGAGGGTCAGCAGGACTTATTGTTATTTGGTTTAATAATAAACCCGGCATAAAGGTACCAACGGCTTCTCGAATGTCAGATTCAATAGCATCAAATGTTAAACCATCAAATGGTTCAAACAAAAATTCATAAAGTCTTGTACCAAATGTTGGTAAATAATATCTTGAACCTTTTCGAGTCAAAAGTAAGTGGATTAAATCCGCTTTAATTTCTTGTGCCTCAAGTTCAGTTAGTTGTAAATAGTCACCTTTAACTGAGTCCCTAAAAGGAAAATTAATACCATATGTTGTTCCGTCTGCCATATCTATAATTATAGTGTTATGATTATTTCTTATAAATACCTAAAAATAAAAAATCCCGACATCGCCGGGATTAATATAATTATAGGTGATTTTATTATGAACCACATCCAAAACATTCAAATTCCGAATCTGTTGGTTTTACTGTAGGTTCAACAAGATTCACTTTTGGTTTTTCTTGTTTAATAGTTTGTTGATTCACTTTTGAAATATCAACCGCTAAGTGTTTTGCTCCGGTAGATATCGCTTTAGTTCTAACATAATAACAAAGAGTTTTCAATCCTTTACCCCATGAATGGAAATGAGATGATGAAATTTTTGATAAAGTTGGTTCAGACATATAGATATTCATTGATTGTGATTGGTCAATAAACGGTGCTCTGTCAGCCGCCATATCAATAAGTTCTCTTTGAGAGATTTCCCAAATTGTTTTGTATTTAGGTATTAAGTGTTCAATTCTTTTAACTTTCTTGTTGTAATTTTTATCTTCAACATCAAGGTATTGATTGAAATTAATATTTTGAATAGACCCTTCGTTCATAATGATTTCATTTTTCAAATCTTCACTCCAAACCCCTAATTTTTCAAAATCAGTAATTAAATATTTGTTTACAATAAGAATTTCCCCACCAACTACACGACGATTAAATAAAGCCGAGTGAGCCGGTTCTGTCATTTCAAATGAACCTGTAATTTTAGCTGAAGATGCAACCGGCATCTGAGCCGTGAATAATGAATTACAAACACCATATTCCGCAACTTTATCTTTCAATCCCATCCAATCCCAACGACCTGATAAATTATCCTCATTCATACCCCACATATCAAATTGGAATACTCCTTTAGACATTGGAGAACCTTTGAAAAATTTATATGGTTTGTATAAACCTTGTTGACATAAATAAGAACTCTCAGTGATTGCAGCAAAATAGATTGTTTCAAAAATGTCTTTGTTAAGTTTCTTCGCCTCTTCAGATGTAAAAATGAAATCCATTAAATAGAATACGTCTGCTAACCCTTGAGTTCCAATTGCAATTGCTCTTTGTTCTAAACCACCTTTTCTACCTTGTTCAGTTGAATAACTATTAATGTCGACAACTTTATTAAGTGCTCTCACAACTTTTCTAACTTCATTGTAAAGTAAGTTAAAATCAAAC